ATAACTATTTACGAAAAAGATCTTTTCTTTCCCACACTTCTCGTGTGAAAAATATATTTTTTTATTTAAAAAATTAAAAAAAATTAAAGAAATAAATAATTTATAATATTACCTAGTATATTAATTAAGGAATTACTTGGTTTATTAAGTAACTGGTCAGATATTGGTCAGCTTATATATTTTAATATTTTAAATGTTTCATCAGTTGAAACAATATTATTAAATGTTTCACATACTGAAACAAAATTATAATTATTTCATATAGTGAAACAAAATTTGATGTACCCCAACGGCTTTGTGCGATTGCAAAGGGGAGCTATTTCAACACAAAACAAACTCTCTACGAACTTTAGCCAGTACCTAAAACCTTATGAATAAAAAACCTAAAAAGAAAAAAGAAAACGATCCATTCAAAGAATTAGTAATGGCACTAGAAAAGAAAACTCAGCTTCCAGAGTCTAGTGGCAGAGGTCAAGTTAAAGGAAGAGATGTTGCCAGTATGAAAGATTATTTAGAGCAGGAAAGTAAGGATGCTTGATACCTTTTCCAGAGAAAAAATATAACATTATTTATGCTGATCCTGCTTGGACTTTTAAAAACTATAATAATGAAAAGTCTAATAGTAATGCCGATCATCATTATTCGTGTATGTCGATGGAAGATATTAAAAAACTTCCAGTTGGAGATATAGCCGATAAAAATTGTGTTTTATTAATGTGGTGTACTGATCCATTATTAAACAAACAAATTGAAGTTATTAATAATTGGGGATTTACATATAAAACAGTTGGTTTTTATTGGATTAAAGAAAATAAAAATAAAACTAATTCTACTTATTGGAAAGGTACTGGTTATTGGACTAGGTGCAATCCAGAGATATGTTTACTAGCAACCAAAGGTAAACCAAAAAGAGTTGGTTTTAATGTTGATAAATTAGTTTTTTCTGAAAGAGATAAGCATAGCAAAAAACCAATTATAATTAGAAATAAGATAGTTGAGTTATGTGGAGATCTTCCACGAATAGAATTATTTGCTAGACAAAAAACTGATGGATGGGATGCTTGGGGTAATGAAATATGAAAATTGTCATACCTTATAAGCCAAGAGAACATCAAAAGGCTGTCCATAAGAATTTAAAAAGATTTAATGTCCTTGTCTGTCATAGACGATTTGGCAAGACTGTTTTATGTATTAATGAACTGCTGAAAAAAGCAATGCAGAATACATTGCCAAGACCTAGATATTATTATCTAGCTCCTACATACTCAATGGCAAAAAGAACTGCTTGGGATTATGTGAAAGAATATACTGGTGTCTTACCAGATGTAACTTACCACGAAACTGAGCTTAGAGCAGATTTACCTAATGGTGCAAGAATACAATTACTAGGATGTGAAAGACCTGACAGTTTAAGAGGTTTATATATTGATGGTGTAGTCCTAGACGAAGTGGCTCAGATGCCACCTAGATTATGGACTGAAGTAATCAGACCTGCTTTATCCGATAGAAATGGGTTTATGATTGGAATTGGAACTCCACAAGGACACAACAGCTTCCACCAGTTATATGACCATGCTCTACATCAAGAAGATTGGTATGCAGAAATATTTAAAGCAAGTAATACAGGCATTATCTCTGAGCTAGAACTTAATGAAGCAAAAGCCTTAATGCCAGAAGAAGTATATGAAGCAGAATTTGAATGCTCTTTTGATAGTGCAGCCATAGGCTCAATCTATGCAAAAGGATTAAATAAAGCAGAAGAAGAAAAAAGAATTACAAAAGTTCCTTATGAGACTGGTATCAAAGTCAATACATACTGGGATCTTGGGATGGCAGATAAAACTGCTATTTGGTTTGTGCAACAAAAAGGAAGTGCATTCCATATCATAGATTACTACGAAGATAGTGGAGAGAGTTTAGAATACTACACAACTGTTCTTGATGAGAAAAAGTACATATACGATACGCATTACCTCCCACATGATGCAAATGTCAGAGAACTTGGAACTGGTGTATCACGAGTAGAGACTGCACAGTCTTTAGGGATGAGAACATCTATTGTTCCAAAGCTCTCTGTCGAAGATGGCATTAATGCTGTGAGGATGGTTTTATCTAGGTGTTGGTTTGACCATGAAAAAACAAAACATGGTTTAGATGCTCTTCGTCAATACAGATGGGCAAGTAATGAACGAGGAGAATTAAAAAATAAAACAGTTCACGACTGGACTTCTCATGCTTCTGATGCTTTTCGCTATTTTGCAGTAGGAAACAATCAGTCAAGCGAATGGACAACAAAATTAAAATATAACAACGCAGGAATTATTTAACGAATGGCAAAATTATCAAAATCAAAATTACTAG